TACAACCAAGCCTGGCTTCTTGTCACATACGACAAATAATACCAATCATTCGGATTATCTACTTGGTCTTGGCTAGCATAACCTGAACCACCGGCCGTCTTACCTGTAAAAGTTGTACCGAGAACAGTTGCAACATCTTGGTCACCATCTGTTTCACGAATTACAACTGGCTGAGTGTCCGCAAAATAATGTTTGGATTCACCAAATACTGGGTGGGGTCCCACATCAATAAGAACTGTAGAATGCCCTGTCGTATACTTATCTTCGACACTCTTCCAACTTGCAATGGGGTGCAGAGCCCGAGAAAGGCTTTGGTCAGAAAGATTTCTTACTGTACCGTATTGGAAGTTGTCAGACAAAAGATCAAACCTGAACAGACCATCACCTTGAACAACAAATTGTCCAATCTCTTGAAGGTGTGCCAAATGGTCTGCACTTTCATCAACTATCACAGTAGGAGAAGATATGGACGGACTACCAAAATCAAACCCCCGATTAATACAACCATAAAATAATCTGATTTCTACTGGTACTGCATTCCCCGTTCTGATGTCGTATGAAGACACTTCGAAAGATAGTGGTTGATATATCGAGTGATTCTCGTCACCGTTTGATAAGAACTGGATTGGTGATAATGACCCGTGATACTGGGTAGATGTTCCCGAACTGGCAGTACCAGACTTCAGCGTTGCTGGAAAACTGGTGGAACCATTTCTAGTTTGTTTAGTTCTCCAATAAGGTTCTAAGTCTGTTCGGCCGAAATGTTTTGTATCCCACGATTTACTGATCTGTTTTGACGCCCGAAGTGGATCTGTAACCCCCTCGATAAAGACACCAGCACCATATGCATAAAATTCTGAGGAACTTCCTGTAGTACCATAATTTGCTTGAGCCCAACAAACTGGACGATTTGGATTTCCTATCGGGTTATTGTTTTGTGTGCCGATACCAATACCATTGTGATGGTACATTTCGTGGCACACAATACGTTGTCCTTCAAAAAATACACCCCAACGAGTACGACCACCACCCATGAATTGAAAGTCAATCCAGTAAGTGTTAATCTTAGAAACATCAAGTTTAATACCTGATGGATTGTTCGCACCACCGTTGCCTAATAAGGTATCTGTGTTCCACTCTTTTTGTACAATTTCGTGATTTTTTGTTGCTTGATTATTAAAAGTAAAACGATGTACTACTCGAAGTGCGGAGCCTGGTCCTGTGCCAATTGCATCTGCCGGAGTTGCTCTTCCGCCCGGGCTTGAGTCGGATCCTTTTATTTGAAAGAAAAACCCGTCAGTGGCGTCAAATGCCCCCCAAAGTTTTGTGTTATTTTCTGTTCCGGTTTCTACATCAGCACGAGCCGCCATAACAAATAACATTGAAGTACCTTCTTCATAAGAATGAAAAAGATTTGACGTATGGGTTACTCGTTCTCCTGCGGTTGTTCCTACAGTAAGTTTAACTCCTCGTGTTAATGGATCCCAAGTGTTAGATACTGCGTTACCACCTTCTCTTGAGTTTACAAACTCATTCGGAAGATTGGATTTTGAAAAGTCATAAGACGCAAGCAATCTGGCATCATTTATCTTAAGACTACCCATACCAGTGATTTGCGGGTTGCCTTCCGCAAAAGTTACTTGCCCCGATCCAAATCGGTCGATATCCCAACCATATTCGGGATTGTCGTATCCCATAATGTTTTGTGCTGGGATATACACATCATAAAATACATCGACTTGAGCAACATCTTGAGAATCATATGAAATTGCAGCGTTTTGTGTCGGTTCGAAATTGTCAAACTTAGCAGTCTTATTATAATGAACTGAAAGGATACCAGTCCCATTACCCCTATCGAATACACCATGAACATGAACCTTGCCGCCGCCACCAAAACCAACAATATCATACCTTTCGCCGACTTTCCAAACATGGTCTGTAGATCCACCAGCAACCGAGTTGAAAGTTTTGTATTCAATCTCGGCAGTATGTATCATGTACACGCGGTCGCCAGTACTCTCTGGTGGTATCCTAGTATATCTCTTTTCGCCTGCCATTTTAGATCCTGTTAAATTCCGTTGTTATCATTCTATTTATTCTTCGTAATATTCATTACTTTAAGTAAACTATTTCATGAATTTTAGGTGTTATAGATTCTCTAGCTTCTTCAGTATCCGAGCTGCCCGAAGTCTCCGCAAGTTGTTCTGCAATTTTAGAGTCTAAAACTTCTTGCGTAATCTCAACTTTTTGCTGAGGTACTCTTTTTATTAATTTTGTAAGAATTCTTTTATTGTCTGGATCTTGCCTTACGATCCATTCATCTCTATAATTCGTCCAGTCCATAATTCCATCTAAGAATTGTGCCTCCATAGATTCGATAATAGCGGTTTGTCTTTCATCAAATTCCGGTTCAGCATTTAATTTTACAGCCATCTGTTTTTGAGCACAAACAGTTTCAACTTCAGATAGATTTTTTATAGAAGCAATAATTCGTATTTCATTATTAACAATAGCAACGTCCCAGAAATCATTGAAACTATGCCATGACCAATTCTTCTCTTCGATCAGCGGTTCTACTAGTTCAATGTATTGAGGATATTTAGGAGATTTGCCTTTCTTCATAGAAAAACAAGTATTTCGAAGTTCGTATCTATCAATTTTCATAATTATTCCCAATATTTAAAAATAGGGGGGACGAATCCCCCCGTGATCTTACTATTTATTACGCTGGGTTAGCGTAGTTTCTTTCAAGTGGAGCAACAAGAGATACCGTTAAGTCAGCACGTTGGATTGTCGATGTTGCAGACACCCACTGTGCAGTTCCTAGACCAATCGCAACAATAGTAATTGGTGCATCTTTGGCAGCACTTGCAGTGCCACGTTGAACGTTTGCATCATATGCATACGAGAACGTTAGTGATGATTGTGTGGCGTTACCAGCAATGTCCGTGTTAGTTTGATCTTGAACAATAATCGCAGTTGCAGTACCAAAGTCTCTTCCAGTATTATCACCATCATCGTCGTTGGTAAAGAATACACGGTAGATTGCATCAGTATCAGAAACAAGGTTACTGTTAAAGTTCAATGTCAAGCTAGATACAAACGGGAAGGTAAGATTATCAAATCGTGCAGGTGATGCCAAAGAACTTGCATCAACAGTACCAGATTCATCTCCTCCGGTTTGTGCAAACGTAAAGTTAGAACCAGTAGCACCTGTCAATTCAAACGTTCCATTGAAACTTGTCGCACCGCCCGTCACACCAGAAATTGTAATATAATCGCCGGTAGTGAAAGTATTGGTTGCTGTTACTGTAACTACGTTGGTTGCTCTAGCAATTGCTGTAATTGTTGCCGCAGCATTAACTTCTGAACCATATCCCCAGAAGTGCAATCTGTTCTGGTCGGCTGAAGCGAAGTTATTAATGTAAACACCTTCGAAGTCTTCAGCGCCGGGAACGTCATCTTGACCAAGAGTAAAGAGATCGTCTCCAACAAATCGCAATTTCAGGGGGGTAATATCACCACGTCTTACACCAGTATTACTGGTATTGAGGTTGATATCGCCGGTCTTGACCAGCTGAGCCTGTACATACTGATATACTTTCTCAGCAGTAGGGTTAGGATTTTGTGTAGAACCAACATCGGCATCAATTGTAACAGTAAAGTACGCTTCGGGAACAGAAACACCAGTTGAATCAAAGGTGTCATTGAAACCAGTTTGTTGAGTGTTGTCACCAGTAGCCGCCCAAGAAATGCTCATATTATTGGTTTGAAAACCAGAAGCAGAGGCGGGTGAGTCTGAGGCCTCAGTAGCGTTTGTAACATTCGCGTAAGTGAATGTAGTGGCTCCAGTTACAGTAATAATATTATTAGTACTATTAAACCCTGTTTCAGTCGCACTAGTAATATCTATTACATCGTTTGTTGCCAAACCGTGAGCAGCTTCAGTTGTTACTGTGACAGTAGTTCCATCGCCGACGAGAGTGTCGATCGCAATAAGGTCACCAGAAGCGGCAGCCTTAGACTGTGTTATCTTAGGATCAGCAGTGTTAACAAGTGGGAAACGGTATGCTTGATATGTAACACCATCCGCAGCACCGATGTCCGCTAAGTTTGTTTGTGCATATGTTTTACCAAATGTACGAATAAACGTTTCGAAGAAGCCAGAGTTGTCCGTATCAGGACTACCATCGGCATTCGTGTCAACGTAGAATTGTACGGCTTGGTTGACTGGACCAGTCAAAAGAAAGTTAGTAGGCGCTGTTGTTGTATCATCAACTTGACGATAATATACTTGGTCGTTTACATCCAACGCACCTAGAGTAATTACATTGATCCAACGTTCAGAGTCGTTTGTGCCAGGACCAGCGTTAACCGCCCAACCACCAGTTCGAATCAAACCCGTAGTAGTTGCACCAGTTGCAGATGATCCACCGAGGCCGCCAGTACCAGTAGAAATTGTATCATCTAAGTTCCATCCGTTTGTGAATTCAAACTGTTCGTCCGTAATAGGAGTCATTGGAAACGGAAATTTAATTAAGTTAGCGTCAGCTTTCCATCGTTCCTTAAGAAACGAGTAAAGACACTTGAGTGTTAGACCAGATACGGTCATACCATTACCAGTATCTACCGCTACATAGATGAGTTTGTTTAATGTATCAATGTGAATCTCATCTGCGGCAGTTCTACTACCAGCACCAGAAGTATCAACGGTTGCTGTTAGATCGTCCGGATCTGTGATTACATCACTAGCGACAAATAATGCCATGTGAAATCTCCTTTAATTTTATGTTAATATTATAACAAAACTATTTATAATATTGTGTTGTTTAAGGGTTGAAGTATTGCCTGTCAATTACTTGCGTAATTGGAATAGACGTTGATTCATCATTTAGAATAATATTACTCAACCTTAAAGATTGAAAATTCAAGTTAAATATCACTACAAAAACATTAATATCTGATGCATATGTGTAAGTATATACAAAGGTATTATCGTTCGTTGATCCTAAAGTAGTTACTCCTGTTGTTGGTGAAGTTCCTGTGCCATTAGTTATATCCTCAACACCCGCAACGTCGGAAGTATCAGATGTTTGATATATTCTTATTTCAGTACCATCTTGCAAACCGGTCAAACTAAACGTAACCTGCAATGGTGGGAATCGTGCAACACCATTATTATCAATTAACTGGTAATTTGTAATATCCGCGGCCGCTATGTTAGTTAACCACACCCCTTGTGCACCAAAGAAACGACCACCAGCAAATGTACCGAATGGTGATTGTTTATTATCTACGTTGCTGAAGTTTGCTTCATTCGCATTACGATATTCATAACCATCGTCGCCGTTAACTGTCTGCGAGAAGTCAAATGATGTAATATATTTAGTGCGTTCATAAACTTCTTTAAGTGTTCTACCGCTACAATCAACAATAACACTATATGGTTGATTACCATTTCCATCACCAATATCTTGTGAGGTTGCTCCAAAGGTTGTTGTTACGTTTGTATATCCAGCCACCGTACCAGAAGCGGTTTCATTATTCAAATCTGGTAAAGTTGAAAGTGCGACAATATTCTGCCCACCATTGGATAGATCAGCAAAGAAGTGGTCATATAGATCGCCATATTCTCTTGCGAACAACCAAACCCCACCATCAACATTGGTTGCTGTATCATCAGTTGATTGAATAAATGTGCCGTCTTCTACTTTAACTAAAACGTCGATGTTACCGTCAGGCCACCAAGAAGTCAAGGCAGCGTCAGATGCTTCAACGCCTTGAACAATATAAATTCCTGTTCCTGTTTCTACCGAACCGATTGTTTTGACATTAGACCAAAGTAATGAATTAGCATTATCAAAGTATGAACCATCATATAAGAACTTGTGGTCATTATCTTTTGCACCAAAGGTATAACCATTGATGAATTCGTATTGCACTCTGGTGATTGATTGGATAGGCTCAGGGAATTGCATAAAAGCAGTAGCTGCAAATGTATTCATTGCAAATTCGTATAGATCTTGGGAAGTATCAATTGCGCTGTAAGCACTAAACGGAAGAGTAGGGCCAGATGTCATCGTAATAGTTTGAGCACTAGTATCAATAGTCCAAGTATTATTTAACGTTGGTACTGCAACCTGCTGTCTGTCGTTAATAAGTGTGACTAGTTGTGATACTGAACCTGTTGCAGTGCCCAAAGTTGTTTCAAATGGCAGGTCACCAAATCTTCTTACTCGAAGCGTAGTGTTGTTTGAACCAACATAACTTTGTTGTGGGATATTACCACTAGCATCAGTAGTACCATTAAAGATTGTGATAACACCATCATTCAACCAAACAAATGCGCCAGATACATTAACCCCATCTTCATCTTTTACGTTAACATCAATAGTTTTCGGTGCATTTCGAATAGTAACAGTGCCACTGTAGTTTGCCCCAAATCGAATACTTGGAACAGTAATACCTGTAGGAATATTCAATATTAAATCTGTTGTTGAGGTAGCACTTGGGTTTATGTAAAGAGTTGCATTGACATTGGTGCCCGTAGTAAAATCACCAAGAGATCCGGCAAGATATCCTGAAGAAGTATGGTTCCAAGTATACTCTGAAGGAACTGTTCCTGTGAATTCAACTGCATGGTTCGAACCATCACTGGTGAAAGAACAAGTTTGCACATCCGTTAAACTGTTCACTGACAGACTTATTGTTCCTGTACCGTTAATAAAATCGCATGATGTTATTGTGGCACTTCCTTGTGTAACTTGAGCGCATCTTAAAAATGATGTAGAAACTACTGTAGTGTTAGCACCAAATACAAATGTATTCATATCACCAAAAGTACAACCATCCAGACTAACAGTTGCGCCGTCATTTACTAAAAAATTACCTTTAGAGTTATCGAATGATAATGTGTCAATATAACGCAATTTGTTTATTGTGATATTATTAAACGTTATAACCGATGCGGAGTTATTAATTTCAAGCACGTTAAAATTCGTATATACTTGTCGAGTATCATCAATGTTTATTGTTCTATTTTGTGCCGTAAATAAAAGAGATGATGCAGTTGTTCCCAGTTCAAGTTTACCTTTCCATAAGAAAGAACCACTAGCCCTTTGAAATAATCCCCATCTGTTAGCAACTGTATCATTAGTGTCTGCAATGTCATCAAATGTTCCAGCAGGTGAACCACCGGTGTATTGAATTAATCCTCTACCGTAACGGATAGCATCAACAACAAGAGATTGTCCACGAGACGGAGCAGAGGCTATGTTAGGAAGAAATCCAAAGTTTGAATATGTAGAGGCCGCCGGAGGTCCGTCTGTGAAAGAAGCAGATTGGCCCGGATCAATCGCTGCGTTTTGCCATCCGCCATATGGATAACGACCATAATCTGACCCACCAACTGCGTACCAATCATGATTAGTAGTAGAGGATCCGATGCCTATAAAAAATCCAGATGCAGTTCCCGGCGAGTTTTGTGACGGCGCAGTTTGTCCAACCGTTTCGTTGTAAGCATTAATAGCGCCGGGAAACAGGAAAAGCCACCAAAAGAAAAATACATCTGTACCATCAACGAATCCGGTAGGATCTGCAACGGCGTAGTTCAATCCAGAAGCAGCACCAGTTTTATTAGCAGCCACTTGTTGAGATACACAATCCGTACCTTGAAGGAACGCCTCTGTTTCTGACGATGGAGCACCACCAGAACTGTAAGAGGGAAGTTCTGCCCACCCAGTAGTTCCGTCTGCATACAGAGTTTGCCCGCCTGTTAAATCAGTTGTCGGTGTGTTAGCCATTTGCTACTCTTCTATATTCTGCGAATTTTAAAAGTACATTACGTTGAACATCTCCATCACGACAAAAAACTTTTACTTCTGGTGTATCATATTTTGTAAGTACTACATTATATCCTTGTTGATTAAATGCATCAATTTGTTTAGACCCATATTCTGTTATTGGTCGATCTGGTTTTATCGTTCCGACAAATAAACTGTCATCCAACTTTTCAAATATTACACCACATTTATCAGGCCTTAATTCAATTGGTGCACTTTCGTGTTGCGTATAAGCGCACTCATATGTCCTGCATATCAACGGTCTATCTTCATGAACCGTACAACCTATATTTTTATCACAGTAATTGCACAGTTGACCAGCTGGTGAATCAATTGCAATTAATTCTATCTCACCATCTAAAAGAGGTTTCTGTGAGTCTATATGTAATAACTCACAACATTCTGTGCATTCACCACATTCCATTAGTTATACTCGTAAGTTGCGCGGTCATCCCAAACTTTGGCAAAATCTGCTGTGTTGTCGGCCCATATAATTTCTAAGTCATCACCTTGTTCGTAAACACGTTTAATACGCCACGTAGAGGCGTCTCTCGCGGTGCCTGGGACGGATTCGCCAATATATGTATAATCACCTTCAGTATCAACTAATCTGTCGTATTGTTGTTCCATACCTATTTGCAATCTCTCTATGATATCGTTAAATGATTCAGAAACAAATTTCTGTTTTGATGCATCAAAGATTAAAAGAGAATCGCCTTCGACTTGATGTCTCTTTTTAAATTCTACATCATCGTTTTCCAATATTCGAACTGAACCACCACCACCAGAACCACCCCAGCCGTTAGCGATTCTCTGTCGCATTTCGTTCAAGCTTTTTTCTAGATCGCGCTTGACTTTCAACTCAAAATCTTTTACATATTTATCTGCGGTTTTTATTTCATCATCAATTTTTTTAACAAAATCTGTTATACTTTCTTCTGTTTTCGATACAAATTCCGTAATTTCTTTCTTGATAGACTCTTCGTCGGCTGGAGTTCCGGCGTCGCCCTTAAGCCCTTGTGCGCCCTGTGGGCCTGTGTTTCCGACAGGACCTACATCACCACGCTCTCCTCTTTCTCCAGTGTCACCCTTCTCACCCTTCTGGCCAGGTTCGCCATCTTTTCCATCTTTACCGTCAAGACCAGAAACTCCATGTATTCCTTGCTCGCCTTGCTCGCCTTTTTCTCCGCGATCCCCTTTCTTTCCTTTATCACCCTTCTCACCCTTTAACCCCTGTGGTCCTTCGGGTCCGCGCTCTCCACGTTCTCCATTCTCGCCAGCAATTCCAACAACACCTTGAAGTCCTTGTTCACCTTGTTCACCGCGTTCTCCACGCTCTCCTTGTGGTCCTTGCGACCCTTGTTCTCCGGCATCACCTTTATCTCCCTTGTTTCCTATAAAACCCCTTTCACCTTTCGGACCCACAGGGCCGCGTTCTCCGGCAGCACCATCTTTACCATCAAGCCCAAAAATTCGTACCGGCTGCACATCTTCAATAACCTGAAAAATTTTATTTTCAAGCTTGTCAATTTCTTTCTTGGTATATGCAACAGAGGTTGCTATACTAACAGCTTCGGTCAAATTCGGATCATTTTTCTTCTTTATCATTGCTACCCTCTTCTACCAAACTATCGAAAAACTTTGACATAGATTTAGCTAACTCGCTTTGATCTTCAGTCTCTTTCGGTATAAATTCGAACGTCTCATTCGAAATTTTTGGTTGAGGTTTTTCATCTTCTATCCTTTCTTCGTATTCTTCGTCGCTACCTTCTTTATCAATTTCTTTACCAATCTCTTTAATGTCTTCTTCGGACATTTTCAAAATATTTTTCTTGATGTAATCGTGAGAGAAATATTTACCAACATACTGATCCATATCGTTCAGCATAGATATTCTTTCTCGAATTATTTCAGTTTCTTTTAACTCAATAAAATGCGAATCCGAAATGAAATCATAATTGATATTTTCTTTTAATTCCAACCACTCTTTCTTGGTGCATACACCTTTCAATAATAATTGAGTTTCCAGCAATCGGTCAAACAAGTGCGAGAAACGCATTCTCAATCGACCAACGAACTTGCTGAATTTTACTTCATCCCGTGTGATTTCCGAAGCACGCCCTAAAGAAAAACCTGTATCGGCCTCCAAACGTGATGCCGGTACATTCAGCGATTTATAAAGTTTTTTCTGAAAGTATAATACGTCATCAATCTCGCCGAGGTTCTGTCCGCCAGGCAATGTAGTAATCTCCGTACCTCTACCACCTTCTCTACGAGGCAACCAGAAGTCTTCTAACATGGTTTGATAACGACGATCATCCCTAACCTCACCTGTGTTAGCGTCATACACCAACTTGTTCTTATACTTCTGCATCACGTCGCGCAAGTATTGTTCAGCCTTCATCTTGGGAAGATTACCAACATCGATATAAAAAATTCGACGTTCTGGTGCGCGAGAAATCCTATAGATAACTGTCGCATCCTCAAGCATCCTTAATTGGTTCAAAGGCTTGATTGCTTTGCTCAAATGTGACAGAATATCTTTTCCATTATGGTCAAGAATTCCAGAATGCACATAGCACACCGAGTCAGGTGAAATCTTCAATCCATTGTTAGCGTCTTTTTGGAAGCCTTTTTCGGAATAGATAAAATACTCTATAGGTTTTGTATATAAAGTGTCATTTACGTTATTAGTTTTTTTATCCTTCGGGGTTTCTCTAACCTTACGGATTTTCCGAGGGTCAATATAACGAATCTCTTTCACACCTTTCTTTGGTGATTTTTCGTCGATGACCATATGGTAGTATAGTTTTCCGTCTACATACCATCTACGAAAAATATCATATGCTTGATTATTGAAATCTAAAAGTTTCATTGTGTGATGAAACTCTTCTCTAATTTTATTTTTGAATGCTTCTGATTGTTCTAGTTTATCGAGTATAATTTGCACTGGGTAGTCATCCTCAGAATAAATAATAGACTCATTAACAATATCATCTATTGCAGCATCACATTCTGGTTGCGATGACATTTCTCGATACTTACCAATTAAGCTGCTACCGGATTTGGCGGTTCCTTCAAGATCGACATATGTACCATACACACCGTTACCAGAAATGGTTATTGCGGCGTCATCGTCGGTTGGAGGAACAAAAGATTTTAGTGCTGCTGATTCAACATCATCCTTTCCAATTTTATATCCAAATAATGTAAATGCCATTGTCGCTTCCTGTATGTATTAGTTTCTTATTCTATTTATAACACGAAAAAACTCAACCAATAAAAAAGGAGGCAATTGCCTCCTTCTTTATACCAATATAATATATGATTATTATTCGGTTGTCAAGTGTGAATACTGGAAAGTTACCGAATATTCAGCAATTGTGTCAAAGTTGTCATATGACAAGTCTAACTGAGCCAGTTCTGTTGGGAATGCATTTTCCAAATTATATGTTCTCAGATCAGAACCACTTTGATCAGTATGAATAACACTGATAGTTCCTTGATAATCGTTGGTATCACTTCCTGCCAAATCTTCCTGACTGTAATCTGAAGCTTTGATATATTGCAACCACGCTTCCATATCTTTGTGAAGTTGCATTTTTTCATCTGCAATAAACGTTGCGGTCCATTCTGCGAAGGTTCTGTCGCCAGGCACCTTCATTTTACGACCACCAAAATGTGGAATCTCAACTACACCAACTGAAAATGCTGGGATAGCTGCAGTTTTACACAGATATCTGATGTTGGTATTAGTAACACCAACTTGGTTGGGAAAAGTAATGTCCACATAGAAATTGTTAGGTCTGGCTGCAACGCCTAACGCGCCTTTGAAGCTTGATAATTTTAATCCTGCCATTTCGTTCTCCTTATGCTACTAACGTGGTGAAGTAATCATACGTCCAAGTAACAGTATACTCTTCAACAGTATCTGTAGTATCGTAGGATAAATCGATTGTACCAATTTCACTAGCGAAACAGTTTATTAAACTATACGTTCTTACTGCAACACCCGCAGCGTCAAGCTGAGAGACTGTGAGAGTAGATCTTCCTGCGGTTCGATCACCAAGCGATTCCGCTTCGAAATCAACATCAGTAAACGAACTTTGATGAGTTTCTAGTGCTGCGCGAATAGCAAAGCTTTCGTCATTAATGACGGTAGCAGTCCACTCATTGAACACTCGATCCCCAGCAAGTTTTAGTCTTCTGCCACGAAACGGAACTTCGATCAAACCCACTGTGGAGCTAGGCAGTGCGGCCGCTTTAGTCAAAAACGAAAAGTTTGCTGCCACACCATCAAGACCACCACCACTATAAGTTACTTCGAAAATATTGGAGCGGGCACCCGCTCCAATTGCTGTTTTCATGTCTTGTAATGTAAATGCCATTTTTATATCTCCTTATTGACTTTTAATTAACCCCCGATCTCTGCAAATGCAGCGGCACCGGCAACTGAAGTAAAGTTCAGTTGGATGAAGTTAACAGAAGCAATAGGTCGGACAAAAATGTCACATACAAACTCATTAGCATTTACTACAGAGTCTGGATTGTTAGTGCCGTCGCATATTACGCGGAAGTCAGTAACACCTCGACCACCCTGCACTGTGCGCAAGTATGATCCAACAAGATTGCTAAATGACGCTCTTTGTGCTGCATCATTCTGACCAAACAAAACGTCTCCAGCAGCATCCCCAATAATACTTTGGATAGTGATGAACAAACGACGAACATTGATTCGGCTAAATGAAGTTTTCTTCTGCGTGAAAGTCTTGTCACCAAACAATACAGTTCCGCGACCAGGCTGAGAGAAGATAGGATTGATACCTAACTTGTACAGTGAGTCACGTTCTGCTTCTGTAGGATTCCAAGCAAGACGTACAGAGTTTAAGATACGGCCGTTTTGATAACCAGCAGGAGAGAACCAAGGCTCACCATTAGCATCAGTACGTGCAATACACCCAGCAACATCAGCATTACAAGGAACATATGTATAAACATCGTTGTAACGATCAAAAGCATACTTCCAGTTGGAATCGGCGACTGCGTAAGTAGAACGAGCACTTATAGTGTCAGCGAAAGCAGCAATCTTAGTAGATTCTGTACCAGCAGAGTTTACAACGTCAGCTCTTTGTGGTGAGAATACAGCGACACAATCTTTACGCGCTTCGGCGATTGTAATTGCTGCGTTTACTACGGTAGCTCCGCCTTGACCGCAGATGATAACATCAACGTCAAGATTCAGCTTATTAGCAAACAACTGTATACCAACAATTCTTTCTGCATCACCAACCCCATCACCTTCAGCACCACCGCCGAGCGAATCAATATGAACCAAAGCGACACCACCATCAGCAAATGTTGTTCCTGATGCAGTATTTCCCCAGTTTGATGATTGCGCAGCTACTGTACCTAAACCACCAGAAACATAAGTGTTTGTGATTCCAGTCGCGGCGATTTCAAAAGTACTACTGGTAACAGCTGTGATAGCACCAGTGAGATCAAACTCACCGCCAGTTGCAGAATCAATAATACCAGTTACTACAACTGTTTCACCAACGACAAGTGTGTGAGCAGCAGAAGTATAGGTAACTTTATCTACCGAGAAAACAGCATCCGTGATTGTTGCGGTCTTTTCAGCAACAGTAGCAACGTGATTAGCCCAACGAATATACTGTGAAGTATTGTTGATTACGTTCTTGTAGTAGTTTGTTCCACCGTCGATCTTGCGAGCGTCAGAAGCTTTAGATACAGCTTCAAACTTCTCAAGAAGTGTGCCAGGCACACCAGTGATCTTTCCATCTTCATCGATAACTGCAACGTGAAGTTCGTCATTTGATCCGCCGAGGGCGGTAGCAAAGTCAGAAGTTCCAGGCGCAACATCAAAGAAACCTTTAAAATCTGAGAAAGATGAATCTTCGAAACCAGTAGCACTTTCACAAATCACAACTTTAAGTGAGTTACCCAAAACACCAGCGTGTTTTGCAACCCAATGACCAGAACTAGTTAAGGTTGCCTCAAGATATGCGTCATCGTTTTTGACAAGAGTACCGGATCCAGCAGAATCTGCGTTTAAAGCATTATCACCAACAACACGCACAACGTACTGTGACGCTGAGTATGCAAGATAACTTGATGCAGATAAAAAGTCTACGTTATTAGTTATACTAGGTACACCAAATTTAGAAACAAGATCAGTTTCGCTTGTTACTAATGTGGGTTGGTCGATAGGACCCCAGCTAAATGCTCCAACAGAAGCGCCTGTGGTAGTTCCAACCGAGCCTACTGAAGTGACTTGATCCGCTTCAGTAATTTTTATTCCAGGCGATTGTAAGTTAATTGCCATTATTTTTCTCCTCCGTTAAGATTTTATAATAGGAATCACGTAAAAATGTTTGTTTTCCAGATTACTACTATTATTTATAAAAATTCAACTTTCAACGGTTCGGCAAAATCCCACACCTGACCGCTATCATCTACATACTTTTCTTCTTCCAAACCATTATTTATAAAACCGACAGGTGCAACATTATTCTCTATTGCCTCTATCTGATTTTTATACATCTCCTCTCGTATATTAATATCAGTTAGGTCTTTAAAATAAGGATCGGTGAACAGCCAAGAAAACAAAACAAGTGTCATAACCAAATCATCATGGTATCCCTCATCTGCAGAATAACTTCCTTTGTTTTCTATGAAGGTTGATATTTCCGATATGATATCCATATCAGTTATTAAAAGTTTCTTTTCCTCAACCAAAGATTTAAATGTAGAACATCCAATGCGTTTTATTTTTTTATCTGTTGTGATACCATATTCTGTTCTACCAGACCCACCGAAACCGCTGTTGATTTTTTGCCCAGTGCTAGATCTACTGATAAAAAGTAAGTTTTCATACTCGTATTCATTATGTAGTATTTGGGCAACTTGCTCGGATGAATTGATTTCTACTAGTATAAATGATTCATTGTATTGTTTAGCAACAGTATGTATAACTGAAGGGTACAACAAAGGGCTAATCTTATTGTTACGGTATTTAGCAGATATTGTAAATGGAGATTGTGTAATATCAATAACAGTAAATGCAGAATAGTCACCCCCAACACCCTTCGCGGTGTCAGCAACCAACACGTAAACGTGACCAACCTCTGGATCCTTAAATATATCCAACCCATCTTTATGCATTGTGGGTGGAATGCCTGACATTTGTGATATAACATCTGAGTTAATCAATGTCAGACTTGACCCGAGGAACTTACACAAGACTTCCTGATTGTATTTTAGATCTCCCAGAAGTCTGCGCTGTTCGTTTGCCCACGCTTCGTCTCTGCCGGGAATTTCCCAATACGGAATAAAAAGATTTACAAAACCATTTCTGTCTTCTTCCGCATCATTCCAGAACTTCCAGAAATGATTATAACCTAGCGGAGTAGACGAGAGTAAAATCTTTGTGGTTTCACCAGAAGAAATGGTGGGGTATACAGAAGTAAAAAAGTCTTCTGCAACGTTATTGGGGATAATTGCTGCTTCATCTACGTATAGCATATTAACGGATCGCCCACGAATTGCACTGGATGATGTTGCGGACGTGAATACTTTGGATCCGTTCTCTAATTCTATGTCACCCTTATTCCAAGTCGTAACACCTTGCTGTAACCATACAGGCAAGTGTTCATACATAACTTGATATCGAGATAATACTTCCCGCGCTGCGGCAGCCTTATTAGCGAGGATCGCAACCGTTTTGTTTGCGGAAAACAAGGTTGTCCAAAGAATATATGCAGCCGAAGTAGTTGTCTTTCCCTGTTGACGCCCTTCCATCAAAATAATTCTACGATTTTCGTGAATAATATTGATTTTATTCTTTTGACACTCATACAAATCGAACGGTTGTAATCCGTGATCGAGCGTTACAATCTTGCAATAATTTATAATAAAGTAAATAGGATCGCCAGCACATCTCATGTACTCTTCGATCTGTTCTCTAGTAAAGTTTACTGCAACACCAGCGGCCTTTAGGTTTTGATTACCAAGATACTGTGTTGTTGCCATAATTTATTTTTTCCCAATTAGCTGCTGAAGCTCTGCAGTACTCCCAACAAAAAGTGTATTACTTACGTTAGTAACCCCAGACGCCAGCGCATCTTTCGCATCTTCTTTCTTGACATCTTTGACTTTCTTCGACAAGTCTAAAAGGTCTTTGTTGGTATCAGCAATCGTTTTGATTAATTGCCCCGCAACTTCATACGCTCTTGGAGACTCGGTTTCTTTTGCAAGGTACATCATATTGGTTATAACATCCTTACCGTTCTCAATCAGCCCCTTGAGATTGTTTCTGGCATACTCATAGTCTGCTTCTACGTTCTCATTTTCTTTGCTAGAATGAACAACTTCTTGCTTTGGCTTTTCTTCTGTATAAAAATCTTCTTCGCTTATTTCGATGATACCATTGTCAATATTCAAGAAATCACTTATCTTTTCGTCTACAGTTTTCTTCACGTTATTACCTCCGTAACATTAAGGCCCGCATCACCAATATAGTTGTATGTGTCAGTAGCGACATTATCATCCCATTGGAAATATGCAACCTCTGCGTTAGTGATATAATCAGATGTCGTTACAGGTCCAAACAAGTATCCCTTGACAGTAAAATCCAAATCCCAAGATAATATCCTATTGCTACCATAATCCCCTTCGTAACTATCATCAGAAGTCACGGAGCCAAGCTCTATTGGAATATCCATAGTAGCATTGACATCAGGCAAAACCTTCATCGTCACCGTATAATCAGGTACAAAGAAAGGTAAGATTTGTTCTATAAGCTGGGTACCATCTTCAGCATTCTTAGTCAAAATACTTAGTTGGAAATTAAAATCATATGGCACCGGAGCATATGTCGTGGGAACATTTGAGTTTACTGTGTCCAGTGTTCCCTGAAACTTAGAAAATGGATTTAGTTTTCTTGTGGGATTGTAGCCCATACTTGACATAGCAAATCCTATGCGTGGTAATATAGTAGAAACAGGTCTAGTAAAATCTGGATCTGCCAACACCCTTTCGATTTGTTTTTGTTTAGGGCCATAAGAAATGGGAACATTCAGCGTCTGCGCAACAGCACCCAAAGAATCATATCTTTTGATCTGCATATCATTAAAGATATTGCCAAACATAATGACATATCTTCTAATTGTTCCGTGATAAAAATCGTGACCAAAAATCATTTAGTTAGTTCCCGTTTTATGCTTACATTTATCAAAATGGTATCTTGTCATATTACCACCAGCACCACCCACACCACAGTGCGGACATACGACATGCTTCATCGTATATGTTGCTCCTAAGTTTATCTTTTTCCCCTTTAACGCAGCGCTCTGTTTCGCTTTAGTTTCTTCAGACACTATTTTATAAAGAAAATGGATTATTTTCACTTAAATCAAGAATATCATCATCGGTTATCCTAGATTCGATATATGCATTATCGGCTGTATCATCAGCATCTTCTATAGCAGCATTGATTGTTATATCAGCACTCAAATCATCTTCGATGCCATCAATCTCAGCGACATCAGTATCAATAACTTCACTTGAGTATTCATACCTATCTGCTTTAACCTCATAAGTATATAGCTTCCCAAGTTGGAAGAATGTTTCTATATGTTCTACAAACTTGATTTCATACATAAATCCAGCAAGAGGAAGGTATATTAAATCGCCTTCTCTTGGTCTGATAATGTCAGAATAATCATAGGTCTGTTCTCGAATAAGGTTGTCATCATTCTCTAGGATTATGTTATGATTATATTCTGTAAGGATTGATTCCGTTAGTGACTGGGTGAATCTTTTTTGTGCAATAGTGAATGTTATTGATTCATCTACTTGTAAACCAAACTTAGACAAAAACTCTTGTTGCCCAACGAATCCGTCATACGTCTTGACATACATTTCCATTTGCAGAGCATCATCAAACTTAGTTAGAGTGTCTTCAGTGTACAAGTAATCTAAATTGATGTGTGTTCTTGGCAAGTAATATGTGTCAATACCATAGATACGGATGGCTTCTATGATTAAATCTTCTACAAGAGACTGTTCTTTTTTTATCTCTGTGTATTGATTATAAAATGCATTGCGAGCCATATTATCCTACCATATCGCTGACTGGCAAAGAATATGAGGAATTCATTTCTTCTTCCAATCTAGCCAGCTCTTCAGAAGCTTCATCCCAGATCTTCTGCCCGTTGAAGACTACTCCGCCAGGCATTTGGATTCCTTCAAACTTCTTAAGGTTTTCTCCCCATTGTTTTTTGATTTGTGCAGTTCCATAACGCTTCAACCATCGGTCATTCCACACATCAGTGTAAGTTTCTGGGTCGAGTATTTCGTAACACTCTAAAATGATATGCTCGCCAACATTGAGTCTTGCAGTCCAGTCGGTATCGATATAAATTTTATCTGTGTGGCGGTTGAATCTTAGCCCTTGTTGCCCTACAAAAATCTCCTCCATCAGTGAGATATTCTGCATTGCCATATAGTATGATGCCACAGGACCGTAGTTGAATGCGAAAGCATCATTCAGAGACATCTGGTATCGAATATTAAACATATTGTTTACTGAAAACGCACCACCGATAGGAAGAATGTTGGTTATTCCAATGATGTTTTCTGCTATGGGTAGATATTTATTATCAATATCTTCTTGCGTGATTGCATGAGATAGGTATATTTTACGTGTACCGTCAAAGTGATAGTCGTGATAATACTCTAAGGATACCTCAACACAGTCTTCGACCTGTTCGTCAGCCACATTTATCTCTAATAAAGGTGCGCCGAGTCTCCTCAGACAAAATTCTTTGAATTCTTCTCTTGTTGCAGGTTTGCTAATACTCATTGTTTTCCCATATTACATTAGAGTTTATCCTCTATTTATAATATGAGAAAACTTGAGATTGACTATCTGTGCCTACCGTCCGATAGGCGTATGGTTATGCTGTTGTGTATTATCTCGCCAGTGACATACGACTACGCCACCGTCCGCAAGCGTTCTTTCCATTTGACTGATTTGCCATACTGTTGTCATGGTGCGTCTCCTTTAGGATTCTAGTGCCGCGATACGGGC